ACGACTTCACCGTCGCCTTCGTCTACCGCCTCTTGGTGCCCCGGGCTGGCCGGGTCGAACAGTTCACCCTTAAAGGTGCCGCCGCTGATCTTGTCCGCCGTCACCGGCATTTTGAACCACATTTCGATGATGCGGACGCGGCGGCGGCGATAGCCGGTAACACGATCGGCGATGTATGTGCCTTCACCTCTGCCCTGACTTTCATTCTCAGGGCCGTCCATCGGCTCATCGCCGTAGGAATCGATCATCGCGAAATTGTCGCTGTCATCGACGCTGCGCTCGAGCATGCCCTTGCGCTTGGGGAACATGGCCTTTGCGACGTCCAGATCTACCCATTTCGTGCGGAACACATATCGGGCGTCGGTTATGTCAAGCTCAAGGGCGGTGCTGTCCCACAGCATGTTGCGCCACGACTCGTAGCGGCTGAACAAAGGTTCCCCCTCGTCGTCGCCTTGATATCCGTCCTCGATCCAGCCCAGCCCGACCTTGGCAGCATCTTCGAATGCGCGGCTGACGTGGAATTTCGTTTTGTTGACGTCAGCCAGGTATTTCAGCAGTTCGGATTTGCGCTGCGCTGGCTTGCCGTCTTCTTTCCTGCGGGGCAGCACCTTGAAATCGGTACGCGACCGCTTCTCGGTGCCGATGACCCAATCGATCGTCGTAGCGGTGACGTTGAACACCAGCGGGACTTGACCACGGGCTTGCAGCGTCGCGGCCTGTTCCTCGGTCCACTGAATATTATCGTAAAAATCGGCATCTACCGCCATGTCGCGGCGGTTGTCGTGCTGGCGATCAAGCTCGAGGGTGTAGTAATTCAGCAGACGGTGATGAAGCGCGACGTGCTTGGCATTATCAAGGGAATTCCCCCGCTGCGGACGGCTCTGCGCGGGTGTGTCGGAAGGGATTGGCGATTCGTATCGCTTCTTTCTGACAGAACCATCGTCCGCGGCGAGATCGAACATTCTATTCCCTTATTTCAGCTTCGACGGTGCGCCCGGTGTTGGGGTCGCGCATGGTGATCTCGGCCACGGTCTGCTGATCGGGATTTTGGTATGGGGGAATAGACAGGAGGTCGCCGAGATGGTCCTGAATGAACATCGCGAGACGAATGACTGTGCGCTTGTCGTGTGAAGCTAGGCCGAGAGTTTCTGCGAATTGGTGAGCTGTGTGTGCAGCTTGGATAGGGTCGCCGACTTCCTCAGACCAGATCCACGCATTGTCACCCGTGACAACGCATGGCGTCAGCCTGTCGTCATATTCCCTATCCGCTGGAATAATCACCATACACGGCCGGAATCGCTGTTCCAGCCGTAGCCAAGTGCCAATAGCTATAATGCCGCCGCGGCGTTTAGTCCAGACGCGCCTCGTCAGGTCAAGATCAGGTGTGTTCATGATGGGCCTCATTGTGGTGAGAAAGGATTTTGACTTTGCCGTGCGCATATTCGGAGTGCTCCAGCGCTGCGCGAACCGCGACATTGGCCGATGCGCCGGCAAAGAGAGCACCCCATGCGACGGGCGCGCCGGCACCGACGGCGAAATAGGTGGCGCCGGGGTATTTCTCCTCGCCAAAGGCGGTCAGGAGCCGGATCGGCCCACCGGGGGAAACAATGAGAACGACGAACGCGCTTTCCCGGTCGGAACAGGCCTCGGGCTGCGGTGGTACGCCGTCGGCACCGGATCGGACCCAATCCAGAAACGCTTTGCTCGGTGCGGCGTGGCCCGAGACGCCGTAGAGCGTGCCGTCAGGCCCCATCGCGAGCTTGTCACCGAAAGAGTGCTTTGCGCTTGACGCCCAAGCCCCCGTATCGGCGGCCATTACGCCGTTGCGATAGACGATGATTGTCATCGTATTTTCCTTTCAGAGTGTCATCGGATCGCGCGACCTGCGCCGCGAGCTGGACGAGGACGATGATGTGACGTGGTAGCCGCACAGCCGGCGGACCTCTTCGCGGTACTGCGCCTTCTGGCGCAGCGCGTCGGCACCGTGTTGGTGGCCGTTTTTCTTCGGCAGGTCAGACCAGACACCCATGTTGGTGTTCCAGGACTTCCGGTAATTATCGAGATGGAGGATGCCCTTGGCGCAGTTCTGCTCGTCAATCAGGTAGTTGACGAAATCATCCTTGAGGGCCGGGATGCCGATCGCCATCAAGTCTGGCGTTACGGGCACGATGTGGACGTTCCGAAGGCCCAGCCCTTCCAGCATCTCTTTCGGTGTTTCGATGACGACGCGGCCGGGGCGGCGATGATCGCCGTCGTGCGGCAGGAAGTGATGCCCCCACACGTAGCCAAACTTGTTCATCTCGGCGATGACGTAGCTGTAGGCCTCGCTGCTGCACTCGAAGTAATTGATGAAGTGGTCCATCAGACCGACTGACTGGTGGAACCAGATCGCGATATCGTCATCAACGCCAAGGTCCCAAAATGTGTTGACCGGGATTTCAGGGCGATACGGCACCCGGGTGATGCGGCCTTGGCTGCGCGCGATGGTCATCTGCTTCGCAAGGATGACGCCCTCGGTGGAAACCTTGAACGCTTCATCGACGGTGGAAGGGTACTCCTGCCACATCATCTCGTCTTCGTCGGAATAGTCGTTAAGACGGGTGGCGACGTACCAGGCGCGCTTGCGGAGAGAGATGGGGCGGCCGATCTCGCGCTCCAGCTCGTCGAAATATTTATCATCCTTCGGAGTGATGATGACATCGTCGGGGTTATCGAGCTCGTACTCATCTGCGTCCCACCACGACGCGAAATGAAGACGGTACTGCAGGCGCGTGAGCTTCTTCTTCGCTTCCGCGTTGGCTTTCGCCTCCATCACCATTTTGTAGTAGTGGCCGTCGCGTCCCTTGGCTGTGCTCTCGATGAACACGATGCCTTGTCCGGCAGCGGCTAGAGCACCGGTGACGATCTTGTTGGCCTTCAGCGGAGATTCGAAACAAATGATGCCGAACTCGGAGACGTGGAGCCAGTTCAGCGTGTCACCGCGGGCCGAGGTGGAAACCTGAATCGAGGACCCGTTTGTGAAAATCTTCTCTTCGGTGTTGTCGACAACGATGCCGACCTCATTTCGAATAAACTCCGGTAGCCGGTTGTACGCAAACTCGACCTTGTTGCGCATGATCTTGATCGCGGTGAACTGATCCTGCGCGATAATCGCGGCACGCTGGTTCGGATTGAACAGGCAGGCGTCGAGGATCAAGAGCTGAATGACGGTGGAGAAGCCGCGCTGGCGAGCCTTTGGCACGATGTTCCTGTGCCATATCCGTTTGAGAAACTTCTCCTGTGCCTCGTTGGGCCGGAAAAGAACCGTCTGATTGTGCTTGTCGAGGATGTAATAAAGGTTGCGAAGCCGCCACTGAGCGTCCTTGAGCTTCTCAAGGAACTCTTCCTCAGTCATGCCGCGGAGATGCTCATACATTACGCGTCTTCGCCCTCGCTGCCCTCGTCATCATCGGTGGGCCTGATCGCGTTGGGCGCGTCCTCGTCGGGGGCGTCGTCAACGGGCGTAAACGTGCTGGGCCCCAGCTTGGACAGGAAGCTCCCCAGCGGACTGTCTTTCTCCACGTCGTGTTTCAGGTTCTTGGTGTCGCGCCAGTCTGTGCCCTTGCGGTTCTTGAGCCAGAAAATCGCAGCGGTGGTGTCGGGCGGGACATGCTCCATGGTCTCGACGCGCTGGACGACGCCGCCGGCGGTGACGATCTTCTCGCTGTCGAAGGTGTAACCCGTGGCGCGGCGGTAGAGGCTCTGCTCAACGATTTTGTCAGCGTCTTCCTTGCCAACCTCGAGCGCTTCCGCAAACTCGGGATGTTCGATCTTCCAGCGGTGCAGGGTGCGGATGTTGCAGCCCAGGGCGTTGGCGATGTCCATGTCGATCGCCCCAAGCCGCGCCATGGCTTTCGCCACATCGACGAATTTGTCGTCCCATAGCGAGGGGCGGCCCACGCCGCGCGGATCTCGGTAAAACGCCTTGTCGAACGCGGGATGCTCCTCACGCCACCAAGCCATCTCCTCCATGTCACAGCCCAGCGCATCAGCAATGTCC